TCGTCACGTGCATATTCAAGCTCTGCAGCATACTCACCTAATGCGGCAACCATTTCTTGAGAGAGGTCTGAAGCGTTATTAACACGACGGTCCATTTCATTGCCAATGAAATCAATTATTCGATTCAATGTAGGCAATGGGTCATCCGTAAATGTAGGAAAGTAATCTCTATTGACTACAGTAAAGACGCCGCCTAGTCTTCTTTCAAGCTCATCAGTGTCTTGTAAACTTGAGTTTCGTACAGCATCCCCTACAACGCTTTCAGCGTTATCCATAAGCGTGCTTTTAATAGTCTCAAGTCTGTCAGCATTAGCATTTTGCAATGCTACAGAGGACGATGCTGCAGGTGCGCCATTCGCAATGTAGTCTTTAAAGTCTTTAGTAGTAACAAAGCGAGGCAGGCCGCTAAAGTCAATGCTACTAAGCTCAGCTGCCAGCATGCCTGTATTTGCGTCCAAACGTAAATGATTCATACCATTACTTGACTTGGTGTCATACAAGCCTAAGTTATCCCGCAAGTCACTGCCGGGATTCTTAATGTCATCCGCACGGCTATTCAAATAAGCTTTAATGTCCTCAACGTACTCAGGCTTAACTGGGCCATTCTTAAAGCCTGATGCAAACCCAATTGTGTATTGCGGCTGCCCAGTAGGACTTGACTCTAAATGGAATTGGAATGTAGCAACAGGCAATCCATTTTCCATGTTGCGCATGCTAATCAATTGATCACCACTAGCTGCGGCACGAGCATAACTAGTTGTGTCACGTGTTGCTTTAGGATTAAGACGCCCTGTTGCAGGATCATAAATAGGCTCATACCTACGCTTGGCATACGTAGGCGCCCATGGATTGCGTGTACCTTCAGCGGCGGTACAACCCTCTGCAATGCAATGATCCAAGACAGCAGTGTCATCACTAACCAAGCGCACAATCTCTTGTATAGGTAATGCATTAGTAACTTCTAATGCTCCAACATTGCCAAACACTTTGTCATTAGGCACCATTGCTTCTAAAGTCTTAAGCATGTTGGTTTGCGCTTTATCAACATATGCAGCTATTTCAGCTTTCTCGGCTTTCTCCTTAACAGCACGAGCTTCAGCAGCTTTGCGCACATACGCATCAACCGGTGTCTTTGCAACTTTATCTAAAGGAATCTTACCTGACATGACATCTTTATAAAAGTCTTTTGCAATATTCTCAAAGCCTAGCATATCCAATACATTACCACCTGATGTTGTATAAATCTTTTCAGAGTCAGGCGTCTTTTCTACTGATGGAAAGAACTGCCTTTCACTGTAAGGCAATTGTCTATTAATGTCTTTTTTAGACTTAGCAGATATGCCAAGGTCAGATAGCTTTTCATACTCAACGCCCAATCGTAAGTTATCAAACTCTTTTTGCAACTTATCGCGTTTACGCGCCAATGCTCGAATTGGGTTTGTTGTTGCCGCGTACTCAGGCAAATCTTCAGGGCCCAATAAGCCTTGTGATCTTGCAACTTCTGCCAAACGCGTACGCTCACCCTCAGCTGTACGCAACTCTTGGTTTGCGGTTTGTAGTTCTTGGAATTTAGCTTGCTCAACATCTTCAAGTGCAGACTCACCTGGCATGCCTGCTTGCTCACGTTTATTACGCAATCCTGCATTGCTAACTGCAGAACTAGCATTTTCAAATATAGTCTCAGCCGGCAAATACGTCATACCCTGTGAAGCAAGCTTAACCAAAGGGTCACCTTCGGCGCCTAGATTTTTTGTTAGGTAGTTTGTAAATTGACCTTTGATCCAAGAAGCTGCCGCGTCATGCCGAGCTTCCACCTCACCTGTTGAAGGCAACTTCAACGCGCCTTTAAGACGTTGGCCTTCCGTTGTGTTAAGAAACTCGTCATATATTTTCATGTCATACGCAGCGCGAGCTTGAGGGTCGCTAAAAAGAACGTTAAATGCATCTTTAGCATCTGAAAATGTAGGCGCATCAGGGTATAAGTCTTTAATTTTTTGATCTGTAAAGTTTCTTAATTCTTGTTTAAGCTCTAAACGTAAATGTGGCTCAGTAGTTGTCTCACCAACATGTGAATTGCGCACTTCATACATTACATTCTCAGGCGACAATGGCCCTTCACGTGTGCCCATCACATCACGTACAAGTGCAGGTATATGGTTAAATAAAGGCCTAACATTGGTAGACTCAGGCACAACAGGCATTGTCAACCGCGTGCCTTGTGGCCGCATAGCATACATGTTAGTCTCAGGTGTAAGCGCCTCAGGGACACCAGGCAAAGTACTTAAGCCTTGCGCTCTACGTTGCTCGGTAATGCGACCTACATCTTCAGCAAGGCCTTGCAGCTTTGCGCCCATCGTTGGTTGATTGGTCACCGTATCAAGACGGGTTACGCCTGACTGCGCATTCTGAAAGTCGGTAGGTATATCACGGACTTGACGGCCAACCCTTGTAGCCTCGGCACCTAACACCCTGACATCATGTGGTGTAATCAATGGGCGAGGTGAGATAGGCATTGACCCTGGCATTCCAGACCCTGGGCCGCCTGCAGGTAAATGTAAAGCATCAAACGTCTTGCCTAAACCCTCTTGTGCTTGTCGCATCAATGGTGTTTGCAAGTCTGCTTGAAAGCGTGCTGCTTGTTCTGGCGCATCAGGCCTTACGACTCTGTTAGCAGCTTCCAATGCCGAAGCCTCATCACCTACAGCTCTGTGTAGTTGTTCTGCGCCCCTTGCTTGTATGTTGCCTAATACACCAACACCGGCGCCTACAAACGGACTTAACATGTTTGTACCTATGCGCGACATATCGCGTAAGTACAACGGTGCAAGCATTGGGTGAGAGTGCGCAGCTATTTTCTTAAGCTCGTCCTTGACAGTGTCAAGAGGACTTACGGTCGCGGCAACCGGTGCGGGGGCCGCATCATCTTCATAGCCAATTATGTTACCTAGTGCGTCTGTGATAGGCGTCATTTCGTAGGTTCCTTTTTGACTTTTGAATGCTCCCATGATTGCTCAATGTAGCGGTCAAACTCATGAGGGTCAATTAAACTCTCAAATGACTTTTCTACTTTTGCATTTTTAGGTTTAAGCCCAAGTTGCTTATTCATTTGTTTAATACGTGCGTCTTCAGGTAAGGCATTTGAGAAATGCTCTGCGATATTCTCATATATTTCAGCATTAGGGTAGTCTTCTTGATGCAAATTACTTAATACGTCCGCTAGTTCATGAGGCTTTAACTTACGCATATTGTTTTGCATTCGTACAAACAACTCATGTGATGCTTCGTCTGAAAGTTCAGGGCTATTTTTGTGGAGTTTACCTTGTTTTGTTAGATGCGCCAATGCATCCAGTTCTTGTACTGTTTCTTTAGGCAACTGATTTTTTAAATAATCTCTAGAAATAATCCATAAGCCTTGCGCAACCGCGCCAGGTTCTTGTTCATATGCATTAGCTGCCATGCCTTGTACATAATTACGCAAATGTGTATCAATGATGTCATTCGGAATAAAGCCAGGTTGTGCAATATTAGCAGCTTGTGCCAATGGCGATACAATCTCAGGTACGACATCAGTAACTTTAGGCGTAGGCAATGCTTGATTCAGCGCAACTTGGCCTGCCTTCTTTAACACTTCACGCCTTGATACCGGTGTATTGGCAGCTTTGCTAATTAATGACTCAAGCGGTGCAGCAGGCGCTTGCGGCGCAGGCGTTGGTTGCACAGGCATAAAAGGCGAAGGCACTGCATTTGGCACAGGCACATCAGATGAGCGTACTGCAGGTAAGTTGTCAGGCAGCGGGGCTTGAGGCGATAAGCCAAACATGGAACGACGAGCAAGGTCAACAGGCGCAACAGGCTTAGGTCTGCCTTTACCAAATAAGCCAACTTGCTGCATACCGGAATCAGCGCCTAGCAAATACTCGCCATCATCATATGTAGGCTCAGCTTGTTGCATACGCAACATAGCTTGCATTCTAGCTATGTCTGTAGGTGCGACATCATCATACGGCATATGGGTTCACCCTTCTTGGTCTATCCTCTGGGTAGACTTCGCCTGGATCATACACCGGATCTATGTTAATGAGGCCCATGTCTCGCAAAACTCTTAATGCCTGTGACGTCGTGTCGACCAAGTCGTCATGTCTAACTTCCGGGAAGGCGCATAATTGACTTATCAATGCCTCAGCCCAGTCACGAGCCATGCCGGGTTTGACAACAGACTCGGGAATGTAGACTCGGCCACGTTGAATGATGGGCGCAATAATGTTAAGCCGTGTCATCTTGTCTGCATTGCCCGGGTTATAGCCACGAACCGGTAGGCCTGCACGTTGCAAGTCTTGTATGAGTGAGATGCCTGCGGACTTGTCCTCAATCACGATGAGATCGACTTTCTTTCCATGCCCAAACTCATTCTCATCACCATAGATCGCAGCATACTCATCCACGACCTTAGGTCTCAAGTCTGGGTATTGCATATACTCTTCCCAGCAATCAATGAGCATCACGCTCATAGGCTTATCATCACTAGGTTTGAAGATGCCCCACACCGAGCAGGCTGTTGGATCGTTCTTAGTTTTGTCAGACGTGGCACAGTCGTAACTCTGTACGACATACTGAAAGCGTGGCAGCGGCTTATCGTTAGGCCAAAGCTTGAACCAATCACGCTTGATGACACCGGATTCTTCAGGATCTAAGATCTCCGCATGAATCTCTTGTCTACCAAGCTTAGTTCCCTCATACTGGAGGATCTGATTCTTGAAAGTTGGAGCGAGGTTGTGGATGTTGTCATACGTACTGGCCATGGTGTACACCACATCTTTGCCGTCGCGGTTAACCAGATCCACTATCAAGGGCTTTGGCTTAGGCGTTGTGGTACATATCAGCTTAGGATGTTTACCTAAACGCAATCCAAAGTTAAGCATGTCCCATGATTCGTCCAAGTATTCCCAAGCAGCCAACTCATCAAGCCAACCGCCATGAAACTGAGGTCCGCGGAATCGATTAGGCTCAGACGCCGGAATCCCTTTAATGATCGACCCATTCTTAAGTTTGATCTCATGCAAACTCTTGATGTAGTCACCAACTAAGATATCGGGAATCACGTTCATTAAGCCTGACTCGCCTTCAAAGCAAACGTCGCGGACATCGGAGCTTGTAGGCGCTGATACGAGCCATCGTGTGTTAGGCTGAGTCCATGCTGCCCACCAAGTCCACTCAGCAGCGCAACGAGTCTTGCCTGCGCCACGCCCCGCTAACAGAAGCCAGATCACCCACCAATCGCCTGAAGGAGGGACCTGATGCTTGCTTGCCGCCATCAACCACTTAAGTCTTGCCTGCGTTGCAGCCTTTTGCTCAGGCGTAAGTGCGTCTAACTTAAGTGAGCCCCGAAGGCGTTGCTCAAACTGATCAATTAGTACCGGACTCAGCATCGTCTTGTCTTAGACTTAGCAAATCATTAAGCAAAGCTTGTGAGAAGTCATGCACAACGTCAACTTGAACTGCGCCATCGTCTTTGCCAACAATCTCATGCTTAGTATTTTCGCGATACTCACGCGGAAAGCGTGCAGACATTGATCGCGACCAGAGCCCTGTGTTTAGCTTTGCGCTACCCGGCGTTTCAATCAGGTAAGTCTGGGCCAATTGTTCCCAATGATTGAGCGCATGGATTCGTGATTCTTCCAATGCCGCCCGAAAATCGTCATGCGCACCTTCCCAGTTTTGAAGATTACGCCAACCAATATTAAGACGTGAACAGATTTGATAACGGGATAAGCCGAGCCGGCCAAGCTCAACGACTTGATCACAAAGTGCAGGGTCGTACTTTGAAGGACGTCCCAAGAACTTTCCGTTCTTAGATGGTGTCTTAGTAGTCATAGCGCGGATTGTATCCTTGTTGGAGAAATTGTGTTAAGTTTTTTGCAAACATGCGGGTAACAGTAAAAGGTAACAGTAGGCTCGAAAACTATATACGATGTATATATATATATAAATTATCTTTTATATTTATACTGTTACTTACTGTTACCATGTTATTTGCGTTTAGAATCAATAACTTAGCGGGAAACAGCTTGGTAACACGGTAACAGTACTGCATGGTTAATAGCTCCCAGTTTGTTCGATTTCACGCTTTATAGCATCCTCAGTCCGTGTTACTACGTAAGTCCAATTTTGCCCCTGCGATACTGTTACCTGTGCCTTTGTCGTGATAAGCGTAGTAAATCGTTGTGGCTTACCTTGTACTTTGATCAGCTTGCTGGGCTCTATTTCTCCATGCGGCTGCAGTGCTTTGCGTATGTATTGCGCCTTGACCTTGTTATCGTGGCCCCATCTTTCGCAGAGGATAGACATTTGGTTGGCTGAAAAAGCCGCCACACCTTGAAGATGCTCATCAACCCAGCTAGCCAAGTCGATGGCAAAAGACTCAAGAGGTGTCTTGGATAGAGAAATAGCTATCTGTTTGTAGTTGGTCATTGGGGCTGGTGCGTAGGGATCAAAGTTTGCTACATCACGATTCATGTACCAATTCATTACAGTTGAGAAGCCTGTGCCATTGTTTGTACGAGCCCACTTCATCATGGCTCGAACTCTTTCTAAGATGTCTTGCTGTGAGAAAGTGGGGCACTTATAAATAGCTTCACGGCGTGAGCTGGCACCCATATGAGTGATGTAAGGCTTATTAGATGTGAAGACATAATTTACGTAGTTCTTTATGGAATACTGAGCCCCATACTTGTTGTTGATCGTGATTTCTTTGCCTGTGATCAAATTCTTTAGCTTTGCGGAGTGGTCATCCCTATCCGATGAGGGCTCATTCACAACGACAAAGACCTTGCCTCTCATTGCACCATTGAAGTTGCCAAATAAATCATCGGGGCCTAGCGTAGCAGCCGGTGCATTCTCACCCATACCCAGCATCTCGGCTATGAACTCCGGAATAGCCGACTTGCCCATACCTTCCATGTCATGTATAAATTGTGGTGTGGTGTTATTCCTACGCCATGGGAATTGGATGACATTGGCAACCCAGTCATGCCAGTACTCAGCAAAGTGCGGCTCGGCTTGAAAAAAGTATTCGCAAAATTCTAAGTACGGAGCCGGATCACCCGGTATAGCATCATAAGCCCACGGTTTGAAAAGGTTGTAGCACTTATCAGGTGTTATTTGAATACCTTGGTATTCAGGGTACATGCCAATATGATCTAACTTACAGCACCTAGGCCATTTCTTGTATTCCTCAATGAGGGGAAGCTCCCTGCTACTGGTGGAGCCATTAGGTCTTTGCGTGATCTGCATGAAGTATTGTTGAGCCGAGTCAATTTTGGCCTTGCCCCACGACATGATCAATCCGTCTCTTAGTCGAATCACGTCACCATTGTACAGTGCGTATTGAGTCTTGAACTCATACAACTTGGTTTCCAAGGTGTCTATACCATTTAGCACGGTCGAGGTCGCTGTGAGGACTTGGCCTAAGGCTCCACCGGCTAAAAGATGATCATCAATAGCAAACTTGCTACCCTTACCAGCGCTGAACTTGCCAACGCGGCAAAGATGTACCTCAGCTCCCAGACCGCGTAAAGTCACCGCCAATCTAGTCTCGGCCATAGCCACCTGTTCGTTAGGCTCCCCATCATCCTCGGCCCCATCATAATCGAAGATGATGTGCACCTTGCGGTGTGTATGTTGGAACTGATTCTTACGTTGCCAAGTGATTTGCATCAAGTCACGGTGTAGGTGCAATCCCGACTTGTCAGTCCAACTGGTAACGCCGGCCAAGCCGATAGTAGCATGAGGTAACTGATCGGCAGTTGTTTGCTTAGTTATAGACCATGCCTTGAACTCACCCTCCGTTATAATGATGGGAATGCCTACGTCCTGCGCAACCTGTTTCCAGTTCACAGTAGGCGGAAAGTAGATGTGAGACCCACTGGCACGAGCCTGTGAGTATTTCATCTTGCCTCTTGGCGTGAGGATCCTTACACGAGCAAATGAAGTAGGGGCTCCAGTTACATCAAAGTACGGGAGTTTGATGCTCCACTCACGTGTATGGCCTAATAAAGCCTGTGTTTGATCGGGATCTAGCAGCTCTAGGCCTAAAGCCTGCTCATCCTGATTGGTAAAGCCCCTCTTCGTGAGAAAGGTTTGATATAATGCACTTGGTTGTGTGGTTTGGGCAGCAAAGCCTGACGACATGATGTCATTTTCCTTTATGGTAAATAGCAGTTGCCATAAACTTTTAGGCCCTGACATTCACGTGTCGGGGCCTCATTTTTTGTCAGTTGCATGCCTTGGTTTGTTTCTATATTCATGTCAATAGTCAAAGGTAACAGCATGGTCTCTTCCGCAGATCATTTATGGAGTGTAAAGGAAACCATTGCGATTGATGGCCGCCTTCTTGGACATTATACTCATGGCATTAAGCAAATAGCACTGTATTAAAAATGTCACAACTTAGAAAAAACAAAAGTATTACATGCATACTTTTATCTAAAACAAGTGTAACAAACGCAAACTTTTTTTGCATAAATGTGAAAAAACTCACGAATTCGGATGTATAGTCCACTTACAGCATCAAACCCAGATGTTGTTGTTTAACTAACTTGACTATTGAAAAGGAATCCATCATGTCACATGCAATCGCAACTACAGTAACCGGCAAAGCAGCAATCGCTTACGTTGGTGATACTCCTTGGCACGGCCTTGGCCAACGCCTTACTGACAATTCACCCCTTGATGTTTGGGCCGAGGAATCAGGCCTTGACTTCCAATTGGCTATGGCCAATGTGAACTTTGACATCCCACCTACAGCGTGGAATGGCAACCGAGCTGAGAAGCTTACTTATCATGGCAAACGCGTCATGTACCGCACAGACTCCAATACACCCCTTGGCTTGGTTAGCAATGCGTATAAGATTGTGCAACCCATCGAGGTGTTGGAATTCTTCCGCGACATGGTCGGCACGATTGCTCACCTAGATACAGCCGGCGTTTTACGCGGTGGTGCGCATTACTGGGCCCTTGCTAAAATGGATGGCGAGTTCAGCGTGGCAGGCGACAAAGTCCAACAGTATTTACTCCTTGCCTCAAGCTGTGATGGCTCTTTGGCCACACAGGCTCGCCTGACCAGCGTCCGTGTTGTATGTAACAACACATTGCAATTGGCACAGCAACGTGGTGGCAATGTAGTTCAAGTTCGTCACAACTCGGTTTTCAATCCTATTGATGTGAAGACTCAGCTTGCTGACTTCAATGATGCATTCAAAACCTTTGAGCATACAGCCAAATTCTTGGCCGGTTTGAAAATTAGCTCCGCACAGGCTCAGAAAGTCTTCACTCAGATTCTTGGTGGTGATGAGAAAAAGCCAAGCAGAGCAGCACAACGTGCTTTGGCATTGTTTGAAGGCGCAGGCATCGGCTCCGAGATGGAGTCAGCTAAAGGTACTGGTTGGGGCGCGTTGAACGCGGTCACTCAATTGATGGATTGGGAAACAGCACGTACAAGCGATGCTCGTATCTCAAACGCCTGGTTTGGCGGTGGCGTAACAATCAAGGCACAAACCACAAAAGCTTTGTTAGAATTAGCTTAATCCCCCGGGCCCCTTGGGGCCCATTTTTTGACTATTGAAAGGTAAACCCCATGGACTACAAACATACTCTCCCTATGCACCATCTGGACAAGCTGGTACAGGCCGTCAAGATGTATTTGGAACTAACACTTGGCAAGTGTGACTCGCCTGAGCTTCGGGAAGCTCGCTCTCAGCTGGTTCGCTGCACCGTGTACCCTGATGTTATCTTGGAAAGCATAAAAAAGTCTATTGACATCTCAGTAACGCACGATAGTGGTGTATAATCATCTCACGATACAAAATCGTACAAGTTTTCTGGTCCTTAACATTGATTATTGAAAGGTATTTATGAACGTCTTTTTCTTACATCACCTGCCGCCTATTGCAGCCTCGTATCATTGCGACAAGCATGTTGGCAAAATGCTCATTGAAAGCTGCCAGCTTCTTGCAACAGCACACCATGAGTATGGCAATGGCGATCAGGTTACGTATCGCCCCACTCACAAAAATCACCCTTCTGCCATCTGGGTTCGTCAATCCCACCTTCATTATGAATGGGTTAGCGACTTGGCCCGGCATCTTGGCCGTCAATTCTTTTGGCGCTACGGCCATACACATAAGTCTAGCGATGTTCTTTCCAAAGAATTAATGTACCCACCAACTGCAATGCGCGCCTTGCCCTTGCATTGGACCAACCCGCCTTTGGCAATGCCTGACGAATACAAAACCGATGACACCGTTGCGTCCTATCGTCACTACTACGCTAGCAAAGCCGCTACCATGCCATTGGTTTACAACAAAGGCAAAGACAGCCAGCCTTTGTGGCTACGTGACTTGCTCACTGAAGAGGTGGCAGCATGAACCAAATTGAACTTAAAGAATTGATTGTGCAAGAGTTACAAGATGGCGGACCGTACTGCTGCTATTGCTGCCAACCTAAAGGCTGTAGCATTAGTTGCTGTGAAGAAAACCACTTTGTACCATTCAGCTCTTTGTATGCTGATGACCAAAAAGCAATGATTGACGAGCAAATTTTTGAATTTGAGGAGGCCTTGAAATGAATGAATATGAATTTACATTTGAATACGTTCCCTTTGACATGGATGACATGCCTGAGACTGGCGATTGCAATGTGCATGTTACCTATGAAGAATGCAATGATGCTGACATGGTAAGCGAAGGCTTCTGGTTTAGCTTTATGGTTGGTGACGTTGATTGCACAGATCGTCTTTCCAAAGTTGACCGTGAGTACATCACCAAGCGCGTTCCTATTGAGCATCGTCACAACCAACGTATCCTCGAGGTTTACTATGCAGACTAACTTTCAACTCGTAGGCGAGTTCCGCACCAAGATGCAGTTGCCTATATCAACTGATCCGCATTTGCTATCAGCGGCCGAGACCAGTTACTTTGCTCGCTTCATCATGGAAGAGCTTAGTGAGTACCTTAGGGCTAATGAAGAGGGGAGCTTGGTTGACGCGGCTGATGCCTTGATTGACTTGGTGTACGTCACATTAGGCTGTGCCCATGCCATGGGCCTTCCCTTTGACGATCTTTTTGCTGTGGTGCATAAATCCAATATGCAGAAAGTTCCAGCCAATCAGCACATGCGCTCATTGCGCGGTAGTCAATACGACGTTGTCAAGCCCTCAGGCTGGACTCCCCCCGAGCCAATGATGTTGGCGCTTATTCAAACTGCGCAGCACAAGGAAAAAAACAATGATTGATAACCCACCAGCATTCCCAACAGGTAGCGGTCGTATGGGCATGGACATGCAAGATTACTTTGCTGGGCAAGCTCTGATCGGACTCCTTAGCAATCCTGAGTTTGTCGAAAAGGCTTCATACGAAAAGTACGCAAAAGTTGCGTATGATATGGCTAATGCAATGTTAAAAGAAAGATGCAAATGAATATCAATGATCTTATCGACCAATTCGTCGAAGTCAAAGCCAAAAGGGAAGCCCTTAGCAATGAGGTTAAGCAATGTACCAGTAAATTGACTGCATTGGAAAACGACATTATGTCATTGATGAGTGAGGCTGGCATTAGCAAAGCAGGCAACGATAAAGCTACATGCAGCATGAAGCAAACAACTCATCCTGCCATTGATGATTGGAAAGTATTTTATGACTATGTCGCAGAGACTGGTCAATTCGAATTGCTGCACAAGCGGCTTTCCTCAACAGCATTCCGTGAGCGGTGGGATGCTGGTGAGGCCATACCCGGAACATCCACATCGGCTGTTTGGGAACTTACCGTTTATCGCAAGTAACTAGTTCTAGGAGTTTTTATGTCAAAGAATCAAATCGCGCTTTTTGAAGATCAATTGGCCAAAATGGCTATGGAAACTGTTAAGGCAGAGCAATCTGGCCTGACGGCAACATTCCTTTCAACACAAGGCGGTACGCTTAAGTATCGTGGCAACGCAATCACTGACAACAAGTTGGCATGCGTGATCCTCTCAGCCCCTGTTGAGCGCCTTTATTATGACGCAAGGTATGACCCTACCAAGATCATTGGCCCAAAGTGTTTTGCCATTGCTGCAATCGCAACTGGCATGGGCCCTGCGCCTAATGTTGAGGAGCCTGCGCATGCAACATGTGAAAGCTGCCCTAAGAATGAGTGGGGCTCTGCTGTTAATGGTGGTAAGGGTAAAGCCTGCCGTGAGACTCGTCGCCTTTTGCTTATCCCTGCTGATAGCATTGGCACGGTTGCCGCGGTTGAGTCTGCAGAGATTGCAGCGTTGCGCCCACCTGTTACCAGTTTGAAGAACTATGCAACATATGTGCAGACTGTCGCCACAACAATGAAGCGTCCGCCTTTGGCAGTCATTACTGAGATTGCTGTTGTACCAGACCCTAAGACGCAATTCAAGGTAACCTTCACGGTTGTCAAAGCTATTGAGGATATGGCAATCATTCAGGCATTGATGGCACGTGCTGACAAAGAAGTGCAGAAGGCAATTGACACTGCCGGTGCTGTAAATGAAGTAATTGAGGAAGGCGCCCCGGCTGTGGACGCTAAAGCCAAGTACTAATTACATGAGGGGCCTTGCGTGCCCCTCTCTCTCTTTTGATTATTGAAAGGAACATATATGCATGTGGATTTACACAAAGAAGAAACAAAAGTCTTTATTACTCAGAATGAAGTGCAGCTACTATTAGCAGGCTATCCCATTGCATCGGGTAGAGTCACTATAAAGATAGCAGACAAAGACTTTATTGGAACATATAAGGCAACACCTACCGGTGTTGAGCTTACTAAACATAACCCAAATCTTGAACTTAGATTTGACAGCATTACCCGCGCATTGAAAGGCGTAGAAATATTATGATGCAGCAATACTTTTACAAATTTAAAAAGTTTATGTCTACGGCGTTTAGAACGCCATTGGCTGATGAGCTGGCTCTCATTGAGTTGGAGGAAGCCAAGCGGCAGTTGTTGCATATGCAAACTGCGTTGGACTATTCCAAGCGCATGGTTGATTATCACTCTGATCGCATTAAACGCTTAAATGCGTATGTGGCCAAGGCTTTTACTGAAGAGGCAAGTGTATGACTTCTGCATGGGCATTGGTATATATGCTTTGCAATCCTGCATGTATTGCGCAGTATGCTATGCCTTATGAAACGCGTAGTGCATGCATACGCAGCATTACAAAACAAGAACACAAACATGCAAGTGACAAATACATTTGCATTCCAATTTCAAAGGATTAACATGATTGACGCAAAAAACATCTCTATGTTCAACAAACTGTTATACGCAGTATTAGCTATTGCTATGTTGGTAATTGCTTTAGACATAACTATGTGGAGGCCATAATGTCAAATGATTCTATGGCATCAACTAAGTATCTTCAAATGGCTGAAGAATTGGCTGTGGCTAGGATGCTAATACGCGAATTAGGTGACAGACTGTCTAAGTTGGAAGCTGAGCTGAACTTCTGTCAACGTTGTGGCAAGCACCTTTTCGATGGGGCAATTCACACTTGCACACCACCATTGGAAAACACATGACACAAGATGAAATGATTGAACTGGCTAGACAGGCTGGCTTTTCTATACATGATGGCATTGTTACTGGGGGCGTGTCTGATTTAGAACGCTTTGCCAAACTGGTAGCAGAGCATGAACGTGAAAAAATCAAACATTTTTTGACGGCAACTAGCGTCAGTGTTCAAACTCGTGTGTACATTGGAGATGAGGAAATATCTATGCTCAAAATGACCCATGAAGAAATCAGAGCAAAGAGCAAGCATGATTCTTAACCAAGGCAAAGTCGCTGGCGGTTTGGTAGATGAACTGCTAGAAGTGATACACAAGTATGACGAGACGCTATACATGGCAACCGTGATTGGTTGTTTGGAGTTGGTTAAACAGCAATTGATTAACGATGCAACGGAGGATGAAGATGATTGAAGATGACGATGACATCCAAGAGTACAAGAAGCCTTGGGTTGGGCTGACAGAAGAAGAGTTGTATGAAATTTATGATGCGTCCGATGACGGGTCAAGCCCATGTGGAGTATGCGGTGCTTGTTCAAAATGCAAAATAGAAGTGTCAATAGCCCGAGCCATTCAGTCCAAACTCAAGGAGAAGAACACATGAAAAAGATTGAACGCTTAATCTTTTGGCTGTTGATTTTTGTTTTTCTTATTGAGCCATTGGTTATCACTTACTATACTGCCAAGAAGCCTGATAAGCAAGTCAAAGAAGTTATGCAAGATGAGCTGTCTGCTTCATATCAACAAGGCTATGCTGACGCCTTGGATAAAACTCCAACTCTTAATAAGCCTGTGCCTATTGCTTTTACAGACGGTCAAGACGTAAATTGGATTGATGGCATGCAAAGACAAAAGATTACCGAGTCTGTGCCGTTATATACAAAACCGCAATCCCGCGAATGGGTTGGCTTAACTGACAATGACCGTGATGCATTGATGATCATATGGCAATCAAAGCAAAGACTTATGGTTGCAGTTGAAAACAAACTTAAGGAAAAAAATCAATGACCGAGCGCAAAATCATAGATGCATTTCATTCGGACTACATTAAGATATATGCACCACAGTTTTTAAAGTCTATTCGTGCAGGTGAAGCCTATACTACTAATAATAAACTTAGAACTACTCGTGAATCTGTCAATGCGCAATCCTACAGCATCTCAGCATTTCCTTTAACTAAGGCAACACGATTGCAGCATCAGGCACAAGCCTGTAAGATCCTTGATGACATTAAGCAACGCATGCTTCAGCCAGCGAATTTTCATGTATACGGTAAGGCAATTGTATCTAAAATTGACAAAGACAAAAAATGAAACCTATCTTTTTAGACTTTGAAACTGAAGGCATCGAGGCTCGACCTAAGTACCCACCCGTGCCCGTTGGCTTGGCCCTCTACGACCCTGAAGGCCAATACCCTGATGGATACCATGCATTTGGCCATGCCACAGGGAATAACACCACAAAAGCAGCCGTCAAGTCCATGTTGGAACTTATCTATGATTCTGATCGTGTTATATGCTTTCATAATGCTATGTTTGACTTGGACGTTGCTGAGATTCATCTTGATCTACCCATACCTGAACATATTCGTATACATGATACTCTTATACTGGCTTTTCTACACGATCCACATGTCCAATCTTTATCTTTAAAAGATTTAGTGATGACCTATGGTCTGGCGCAGCCTGATGAAAGAGATGAACTTAAAGCTTGGATCATTGAAAACGTGGACGAGGCAAGGCGTAAAAAGTCTACATGGGGCGCATACATTTGCCGAGGCCCCGTGGAATTGGTAGGTCGCTATGCCAAGGCTGATGTACAACTTACTTCATTGCTTTATGAACATCTTTACCCACAGGTCGTGCCTTCACAGGAAGCGCCTTATCTTCGTGAGATGGAACTGATCCCAATGTTGCTTGAAAATTCACGGTTAGGCGTAAGGGTTGATCGTAATGGCTTGGAAAAAGCCCGACAACAAGCAATAATAGATATTGAAAAATGTAGTGTTTGGGTGCGTGCATTGCTAAAGTCTCCTGAATTAAATATCGACAGCGATAAACAGCTGGTCGATAGTATTTATCCCACTGATTACTGGGACAAAACAAATGGGTGGCCTTCAACAGACAAAGGGGCGCCTAGAGCTGATAAAGAATCATTAGATGCATTAATTACACACGAGGAGTTAAAAGGTGTCCTACGATATAGAGCCAACTTATCAACATGTTTGTCAACTTTCATTGAGCCCTGGTTACAAGCTTCTGAGTCTACAGGCAGAATCTACACCAACTGGAACAGTGTTCGAGGTGAGCGTGGGGGGACCCGAACAGGAAGACTCTCCTCAACACCAAACTTTCAAAATGCGCCTGTCCGTTACCCGAAGATTGTCTCCGCAGGGGCCATTACCGGCATGGGTCGTAACGAAATAGTTATCCCCACAGACTTGGATATTGCGCCCTTGCCATTGATCCGTAGCTTTATTCTTCCTGATGAAGGTCATAAGTTGGTGGCATGCGACTTTAACGCACAGGAGCTTCGTATCTTTGCTCACTTTGAAGGTGGCAATCTTATGAAGCAATATCAAGAAGATGCTCGAGCAGACTTGCATACCTACGCTGCCAAGTTGATGACTGAGGCTGCAGGCCAAGAAGTATCACGTACATACTCAAAAGGCGTATCATTTGCTATTTTGTATGGCGCTGGGCCGCAGAAGGTCAGTGAAATGATTGAGGTCCCCTACGCATTGGCCAAGACATTGATGGATGCATATACATCTTCGGTGGCACCAGGCTTAAAGATGATGCAATCCACAATGCGTACGCGTTATAAATTAAAGCAACCTATCAAAACATTAGGCGAGCGTCTTATCAAGATGGAACCGCCTAAAATTATCAATGGCCGTTTGCGTGAGTTTGACTATAAAGGTGTCAACCTTTTGATTCAAGGCTCTGCTGCAGACCAAGCCAAGGCTGCCATGCTGCTGTATCAAAAGAAGCGTAAAGGTAGTCGTTTACTTCTCAGCGTTCATGATGAGTTGGTCATCTCTGCGCCTGAGGATCACTTGGAACGTGAAGCTGAAACATTGACATGGGCGATGTGCAACGCATTGCAGATGGATGTCCCTATGGTCAGCGATTACAAAATTGGCAACACTTATCAGGACACAAAATGATTGACTACTCAAAACCTTTGATTAATGCAGAAGCTGCATTGAAACGCATGTACGATGCATGCTTAAATAAAGACTATGACACTGCTGTAAAAGAAGGCTTTAATGCTATGGCAGATACAAAGATGGCTGTGGTTAGTGTCATGCACCTTGCCGAAGTCGAAGGGAAACAAAATGGGGTTCAGTAACTCAAGCATTAAGTCATACGAGCAATGCCCGTATAAATATAAGCTTACTCGTCTTGAGCATCGTCAAGAGCCTACAGGCGACGCAGCACAACGAGGCAAAGACATTCATTACGAGTTTGAGCAGGCTTTGACAAATATGCCTTTGCTTAGTCCAGACTTCAGTTACTGGTATGAATACATTAATGAATTGATTTTGCTTGGCGCTCAAAGTGAAGTTGCGTTTGCCATCACCAAAGATTGGCAGCCCTGTGACTTTAAGGACCCTAATTATTGGCTAAGGGGTATCTATGATGCTACGTATTTTATGCCCCCTCGTGCACACGTCCTTGACTGGAAGACAGGCAAAGAAAGGGACTATGAAGACCAATTAAAGCTCTATGCCGCAGTCATCTTGGCAACCAACCCTCAGGTTGAAGAAGTAGACACCGAGGTTTGCTATATTGATCTTAAAAAGCGTGTGTCATACACAACGCATAAACGTTCTGATCTTGATGCATTAAAGCAATGGATTACCGATCGCATTACAAAGATTGAAAATGACGACATCTTTGCGCCTAAGCCAACAAACAATTGTCGTTGGTGCCATTTCCGCAAAAGCAATGGAGGGCCTTGCCAATGGTGACCAAAGTTATTCTTGAACGCGACCTTGAAAGGTACTTCTCAGCGCAATGTAAGAAGCATAAGCTTTTGACTTTGAAATTGCACATTAGGTTTGCTCGAGGTTGGCCTGATCGGATTGTGGCTTTACCTAATGGGAAAATCATCTGGGTTGAGCTAAAACGTCCGGGCGGGAAAACTTCTGCGTTACAAGATAAAGTACATCACGACTTAAGGCTATTAAAGCATCACGTGTTTGTTGTTGATTCTAAAGAAAGTATTGATTATGTTTTGGGAACCTCATGAGTATCAAAAAGAAGCTGTAAAGTTTCTTGTCACGCATGGCTCAGGTGCTTTATGGCTTGACCCAGGGTTAGGTAAGACAGCCATCGTGTTGTCTGCCTATCGCACTTTACGACTTAAAGGTATGGTCAAGAAAATGTTGGTTCTTGCGCCTTTAAGACCGGCACATGGCGTATGGCCTGTTGAGGTTAAAAAATGGGATCAATTTGCTGATTACTCTGTAGGTGTCTTACATGGTGGTGCAAAAGCTAAAGTACTCAAACAGAACCATGACATTTATGTAATTAACTATGAAGGCCTTCAATGGCTGTCATCGCATCTTAATGGCAAAGTCTGGCCTTTTGACATCTTGACAATCGATGAGATTAGCTACATGAAGAATCCCGGGACACAACGCTTTAAATGCCTAAAGCCTGTGCTTAACAAGTTTGATCGCCGTTGGGGTCTAACCGGCTCACCCGCTCCAAATAGTCTGCTTGACATCTTTGGCCCACAGTACATCATTGACCAAGGTGCTACGTTTGGACCCTTCATTACACGTTTCAGACAAGAATACTTTTACCCATCGGGTTATGGCGGTTATGAATGGAAGATTCAGCCCGATGGTGAAGTAAGAATCCATGAAAAGTTGAAAGACAAAGTGCTGCGTATGGCAGCGCTGGACCATCTAGATTTACCCGAGCTAACTTATAACAATATCTATATAGATCTACCCCCTGCTGCAAAGAAAATGTACAAGTCGTTTGAAGACAACCTCACGATTGAGTTGGATGCAGGCAATGTTACAGCTGTCAATGCTGCAGTCGCTGTCATGAAAGGCCAACAAATTGCGAATGGTGGATCGTATTTAGACGGCGATGAACGAGAGATATTACACATCCATGACGCAAAAACAGACGCAGCACTCGAACTGGTCGAGGAGCTATCAGGCCAGCCTTGCATTATCGGTTATCACTTTGCGCATGACCTTGCAAGGCTTAAGCAGGTCTTTCCTCATGCTCCTATTATCGGTTCTGGGGTTATTGGCACTAAGCTTGATAAGATTATTAAGTCTTGGAATGCCGGAGAAATACCGGTATTGCTTGCACATCCCATGTCAGCGGGCCACGGCCTTAATTTACAAGGTTCGGGCCATGCTGTCATCTGGTATTCTTTAACATGGTCCCTTGAAACTTATGAGCAGTTTATTCGTCGACTCTGGCGTCAAGGTCAAAAGAATCACATTGTAGTTCATCACATCATTGCACGTGATACAGTTGATGAAGCCATCTTATCTGCGGTAAAGCGCAAAGACAAGACTCAACAAAAACTGTTAGATGCCGTACGTGACTACGTGAAACGTGATAAAATGGTTCCCGTTGATATTTGAAAAGTATACATGCAAGTTTTTACATTTACTCTAGGAGAAAGTCTATGACTGAGATAGTCAAAATTCGTCGTCGTGCAAGCAAAAAGGCCATCATTAAACTTTTAATGGCTGACAATCCAAAGCGTGCAGGCACATTGGCGGCCGAGCGTTATGCGTTATATCATGATGGCATGACCGTTGCGGATTATCTTGCAGCTGGCGGGCGTACAGGCGACGTGAATCATGATGCAACTGAAGGCTACATTGCATTGGAGTTGCCTGCATGAAGATTCTTATTACCGGTGTGACTGAGACGCATACTAATCATCCTAATCGTGCAAGCTCAACCAAGTTTGTATCGGTGCCCGAGTTGATGCGTGATGCGTATCTTAGTCAGGGGCATGAGGTAGATCACATGGCAGTACATGAGGATACCAACTTGGCTCGGTATGACAAAGTTTTTCTTTATGTCTACCCACTGGATAAGAATGCGGTTCATCCCGCAGGTGCTAAGCGTGTTTTGCAGGAATGCATGGATGCTTACATTTGCTTGGATGACTGGTCATTCCAAAAAATCTTTGATTCATGGGCAGACATGATTCCTGCAAGCGACCTGCGTGAGCATAAGTGGATTGCTCCACTTTTTCCATGGGGTGATACAAAGAAGATGGGCCTTGATGTAGAGACTATCTTGGCATGGGACCCATCATCTTTGTATATGCAACCGGCTTGCCATCAAATGGCTTGGCCTAAGCGTAAAATTGAGTGGTACAACGCATCACTTTCAAAAGATGCACATGAATGGGCGACTATGCAAAACCTATCATGGCCCGTCTTTAGTGTAGGTGGTAAAGCCTTGGGGCAGCCACGTATACTTGAAAGTGATGTTGTTTGGCAATACGGTGAATACAAAGGCGTACTATGCCCAACCTACACGCATGCAGGTTGCGGTTGGTGGCGTGTTAGGTATTTACATGCTGCACATGCAGGTTGTATTCTTGGCGGTGATGTGAAAGAGCTAGGTGTTATAGATTCATCTTATGCTTACACATTGCATGAGATTGAAAACATGAGTGAGGAACGCATGCAGCTATTGGCAGCAGAACAAGCCGTGGCGTTGAATAACAAGATTGCAACCAAAAAAGCAACATTAAAAAAATTAGAAAGCTTCCTTAAATGATCATCATTCTTGAAGGCCCCGATGGGGCCGGCAAAACCACATTGGCTGAGACGCTTAGACAGCGTCTACAGTCAGACCATATGACTCAAATTGTTAAGCATGGGCCATATACAAATCTTGTAGCTGAGGAACTCTGTAAAATTTACTTTCGTTCAATGACGCAGGCACTTACATACAATGACCACGTTATCATGGATCGTTCATGGCTTTCTGAGCCTGTGTATGGCAGTGTGTATCGAGGTGGCGCTAATCGTGTGGACATGCCAAGAAAAAGAATGTTGGAAAGGGTGGCCTTGGCTCGTGGTGCTGTTGTTGTGCAATGCCAGCCTAGCTTTGATTTATGCGCTACTACATTTGCTTCTCGGAGTGAAGATGAATACTTGGACACTATAAAGCAATTGCGCCAAGTCTATGATGAGTATGAGACTTTAAAGCTACATACAGATTTGCCTGTCGTGCATTATGATTATCAGTACGATGAGGTGGATGATTTAATGGAAAAGATCAACACTGCAAGCACTAAGAATGGCTCAGATGGCGGCGGAACGTTTAAGGAAGGAAACTACCTTATGCTTTGTGATCGAGGCCCCAGAACCAATGTACGCCACGGTGCAGCTGTGGTGCCTTTCATTAATTTCTTGGACAATGATGGCCCAAGCAGAATGCTGGCTGAGACATTAGATCGTGAAGGCATTCCAGAGTCCCAGTGCTATTGGGTCAATACACAAACATTTCAAGGTACACCTACAAATCCTGCATTTATTCGTGAGCTTAAACCCTCACGTATCTTTGCATTAGGTAACAATGCATTCACATGGGCATTAAACAATTCAGTGCAGGCACATAAATTGCCTCCACCTTTGTACCATATGCAAAACTATCCCAATCAACCTTATCACATTACCGAGGCCGACTATGGAAATGAAGATTAAAAATGAGCAGGACCTACTTAATCTATATCTTATACTTGAGCAAGAAGGTCAATGGACGCAACCACGTGGTGAGCGCTGCCTTGAAATTGAGAACTTCACTTACACTTGCAATCCGCTTGTAAGGTTTAACTCTTTTGAAGGTCGTAACTTCAATCTACGCTACTTAAAGCGTGAGATGGCTTGGTACCTCAAAGCAGATCCACATGACCTATCCATTGCTGAGCATGCTGCACAGTGGGGCAAGATCGTAGCCAATGGCAAACTAAATAGCAATTATGGTAGTTATTGGTTTGGCAAACACGGTGTCAAGTTCATCACCAAGTTGCTAACGCAAGACCCTATGAGCCGTCGTGCTGTCATTCCAATGTACGGGTCAGATGTAGACCATATGGACTTGGAAGCCAAAGATGTGCCTTGTACCTTGGCCATTGAATTTAGAATTCGTAATGGCAGATTAAATATGCGTGCCATCATGCGGAGTCAAGACATTCTTTGGGGCATGGCCAATGATTTGCCAACTTTCTCATTCTTGCAAGAGATTGTTGCATCCCTATTAAACGTTGAAATGGGTACACTTACAGTAACTGTAGGCTCATTCCACGTGTATGAATCCCGTATAATTATGTTTACTGACATTACTACGTCAGCCAAACATATCCCTATTGAGGATAAACCCCCACGCATCAATCGCTATGAGGCTCATGTCTTGCTTGAGAAGAACGTAAACCCAACTTTTGAGTTCTCCAAGTGGCTTTTGAAT